AGTCATATTTCAGGTGGCATCAGTAAGATTAATACTGCTGATAATGTGATCGGTATCTTTACTAGTCGTAGTATGCGTGAGCGCGGCCAATATCAGATTCAGTTGATGAAAACCCGTAGTAGTTCTGGGGTAGGGAATAAGATAGATTTACAGTTTAACGTAGAAACCCTAAGAATCTCAGACGCAGGTGATGAGGGACAAAGCGAAAGCACTACATACAGTAATCCACAGCCCAGTGCTACTAGCCTAATGAATAAAATCAAAACAATTAGTACAGTCAGTCCATTTATAGACAGTGAAACTCAAGATATAGACCCTGAAGTTAGGAAAGTATCAGTTGACGTCCAAAGCAGCAAATTAAAATCTATGCTTAATAACCTTAAGCGGTGAGACTAAATATTAACGTCAGAGGACACATATATGGAACGTAAAACCCGTAGTTTACTAAAAGAATTAGAGGAAATCGGTAATAATCGTGATACTAAGCATATCATAGAAAGCCGTGCCCATAATATAATAACCAGCGCCATCAATCTGTTAGAAATGATTAATAAGAACTATGACAGCGAAAAGGCACAGTTATTAGAAAGAAGATTGCTTAGTGCCATTAAAAACAAGGACCAAAGTAAATTTTCTAGGACCATTAGGAAATCAGATGAAGATCAATGATTTAGTCACAACAACAGACTCAACCGATCCTGTCGTTACGGAGGGTTATTTGGGAGCGATTGGACACACGATTGCGGGTAAATTAGGAGTAGAAGGTTCTAGAGAAAAAGCCGAGCAGTCTATTGCTAGGAGCAAATTTGTAAACACATTTACTAGTAAATTTTTGAGTGATCTTAATAGTAAAGTTCCACAGTTAAAAAAGACAATTATTGCAGCACAACAATCACAAACTACTCCGCAGCCTACGGTAGCTGAATCCTTCGATGGTAAATTAGCTAATTTGCTAAATGAACAGCAAGCTCAAACTCTAATAACTGATTATTTATACAATAAAATAATTACATATATGACAGGATACACGTTGGATAAGGTAAAATCTCAACTATATCAATTTTGTCAAAATGTTCAAAATGAGTACATGGCAAATAGAAACCCGGATGTTATATTGCGACAAATAGGTGAATTACTTTTTGATGTAGCCACAATTCAAAAAAATCAACGAACATATGCTAGTCAGCCTCAGGAAAAAGAGCCTGAACAAATAGATTCATTGTCTCAGGAAGCAATTAATGTCATAATAAACTTAAGTTATAGGAACAATACTTATCAAGTTGCGGCTGCTGCACTAACTCAGCTTAGAAAAACCAACCCAGCGGCATATATGAAGCTTATGTCGTCAGTAAAATAACACTTAAACCCATATTTTTTTAAAAAAGGACTAAATAAAAGTAGAACTCTTGCAGTTCAACTTTTATAAAGGAAATTTATCATGGCAGGTTTTACACGTGTAAATGGCGCAGCAGCGTCTTTCTCAGCAGTAGGTCGTAAACTTTATTTCAAAACGTTTACTAAATCAGGTATGACACAAGCTAATTTGGACGATATCGTTAGAGAAGTTCAACAAACCGCTACTATCACAGCAATCGGTGCTTTTTCTGCTCCTCAAGGCGCAGTTAACATGATCGTTGAAGGTGCTGATATTGCTAATCAGTCAAGTGCAGCATTTGGTGCTGTATCAGCCGTAGCTGTTTCTGATATGTCATTCTGATAGAAACTCTATCAAATCTAAGACCCAAGATTTATTCTTGGGTTTTTTTACGGCTCTAAATACTGCATGGGAATGACTATTAAGTGCAGTACATTATTTGATATTACAAGAACCGGGGTGACTAATAGAAAGTCGCCTGTTGGTATGGATGATACTGCACTGCAGATTTGGAATCGTGATAGAAACACTCAATATAATTTTGATACTATTGTTCAAGTACTATCACTACGTGCCCAACCCGAAAATATTACGAATCCTGTAAAAATAGAAGCTACCGCTGAAGATTTGTTTATTAAATTTGGGACTTCCTCACTACGTGACCAGAAGGCATCACGCTACATGTGGTGTTTTAACTTTTACATAGACAAAGATGACGTTTTTAACGAAAACAATGATAAGCTAGGATCATTGTACTCGGACTGTTCAAATGTGCCCATGATTAATATTAACAATGAACCCGATAAATCTCATGCATTTTTAGATGTAAGCAAAGAATTAAGGAACATATATTTTGAAATCATATCACATGAATGAAAAGAAAGTATCTGCTGCGATACTTGATTTAGTTAATTCTACAAGGATAGAAAAGGCTAAAGAAAATCTTGTTTTTATTGGTGAGAACGGTGAGTACGAATTATTCAATGCTTATACAATTATCCAAAAAAACAATAGTTTTGTTGTCACTAAAAACAAAGTACACGGATCACATACATTTTCTACACTAAAAAATGCAGTTCTTTGGGCAACGTCGGATAAAAGACAGCGTTACTATATAGCAGATAGGGTAATAGAATTAGACAGAAAATTAGCAAGTTTGGATATGAGTATAAAATTACATAAGAAACTATATGCAAAGACGGATAAATCAGCCAATAAAGCAGTATATTTAAACAAATTTTCAGACGAAATTATACAACAAGACCAAATTAATCGTGAATTATCTGGCTACTTAGCTGAAGCAAAACATTGGCAATTTAGTAAATTTGCTCAAAATAGTAGTGTTAATAATCTAATGAAAAGATAAATACTTTATAGCCTTTTAGGAAAAAACATGAAACTAACCGAATTTAATAATCATCCTTACTTAGTGGCCAAAAAAGCCCTAAAAGAGAACTTTGACTCATCTATGGATTTTGAAAAGCTTTCTATCGTAGATACGTCACGTATGCTACAGAAAGTTAAGAAGTTGATTGGTGAGACCAAATCTTCTCATGACATACATTCTAGTGAGCAAAATCCTGCATATTTAAAGTTAATCTTTATGGAGCAGGCATTAGGCCAACATTACAGTGAGCTAAAAGCTTCTCCAATGTATAATGCTAGAATCGTATTAGAGAACGAAGAAGTTGAGAAATCACAAGTTGTTTTAGCCGCTCAGGATATGATTGACACTATTCAAAAAATGGTTGAGCAAATTTCTGATATGCTAGTTAAAGAATTGCCAGCAGTTGTAGATGGCGTAAACAGCGAAATCGGAACCACTGAAGGTGAACAGTTTAACAGTAAAGTATCAGAATCATTGGCTAGCCTACAATCAGCATTGACTCAATCTAAAACAGGACTTCAGGGTGCATTAGGTGTTATTACTGGTCAAGCTAGTACAGACTTTGGCGCACCGGAAGATTTAGGACTAGAAGGTCCTGAGTCAATGGAACCAAATCTTGGTGCTGAAATGCCAGAACCTGATATGTCAGCAGAAATGCCCGAAGAAGAGCCTGAAGAAGAACCTGTAACAGGTATTGGTCGTCAAAAAAGATAATGCTACTTTACGAATTTTCAGACGATGATCCGTTGCGTGTTAAGTTGACTGCAGTAACCAGCCAACTTAAATCACGTATGGATGACAAAAATAGTAAAGAGCCAATGAGTACCAATGCACTATTGAACATACTTAATGGTGAAGGCATTAGTCTTTCTAAGTCTGATTTGTTTGATATGATCAAAAAAGATCCCTTAAAGAATATAATTCAAAATATTAATAATGATGAAGTAATTTTTAAGGGACACACCCACGACAATGAAGTAATAGATCATGATGCTGCTGAAAAAACCGTTCAACAAATGGCTAAACGGGCGGCAAGTAAGTAACCAAAACTATTGTATTATTAGTAATAGTATAATATAATAGCTAGATGTACAATCCCAATAAATTCAATTACGTAAGAATCAATAAAGAAACCATTAACGGAAGTCGTAAATATGCAACTCCTGATGGTGAAAAACTTCCTAGTGTAACTACAATACTTGAAGCTACCAAATCCGAAGAAAGTAAAAAAGCCTTAATGGAATGGCGTAATCGTGTAGGTCATAAAAAAGCCCAAGAGATAACAACTGAAGCAGCAGGGCGCGGCACACGTATGCACAAGTTCATAGAAGATTACATTAAAACCGGAATATTAAACGAACCTGGAAGCAATCCATATAGTATCCAAAGTCAGAAAATGGCTAAAAGTATTATTGAAAAAGGATTATGTAAATTAAACGAAGCATGGGGAGTAGAAGTACCATTATACTTCCCTAAAATGTATGCAGGGACTACTGACTTGTGCGGAGTGCATGACGGAGCTGAAGCGATTATGGATCATAAGCAAAGCAACAAAGTCAAAAAGCGTGAGTGGATTGATGATTATTTCATACAATCCGCAGCATATGCTACTGCCCATAATGAAGCATACGGTACAAACATTCGTAAGGGTGTAATATTCATGTGTACAGCAGATAATCAGTACTTAGAATTCATCATTGAAGGTAACGAATTTGACAGCTACACAGACAAATGGTTTCAACGAGTAGAGCAATACTACATGAAATTCCTATAGTTTAAACCTGATTCCTGTTTGATAAATAGTAT